CAAATACTTGCTTGCGCAGATACACCAGATACGAACCATTAAGGCTCGTATAGGTCAGTACCCTGTCCTCGAAGGAACCTATAGTGATTACTATAGAACCTTCTTGGAACAGCTCTGTGACGGCGCGGCAGTTTACCGCGACGTAGCTGGTGTGCTTCATGCTACTCACTCTGGCTTTACACCGGACGTAGGAATGAAATATTCCTTGTTCTGTGAGAAGCTGAGCGAGATGAACCTGCATCTCCGTGTCTTCCTTGAGGCCTTTGGCATCAAGTGGGACCCGGTCATAGTCTGGAACGCCATCCCGTTTAGCTTTTTGCTAGACTGGATATGGGACGTTGCGGGTTGGCTAGGTCAGTTGGAGAAATTCTCCTTCCTCCCAGTCAAATTACGAGTTCATGACTTCTACATTCAGTGGAAGTATGGACTCCGCTACTATGCAGTTACGGAGGGTTTCTCTCAAGAGTTACCCATCGATCTGCCTGGTACAATTACTCCGCGCCCCGGTAAGTTCAATCTTATCGGGGACAGGTTTTGTCGTGTTCGGTTTATGCCGGACTACAAACACCTGAAGATGGCGAAGTGGGACGAGAATGTCATTAACAAGACATTACTCGGGGCTTCTCTCATTACGACGAAAGTCGCGTATGATCGTAGGCCCCTTCGCGTCACCTCACGTTTTGGCCCATCAAGACGTACACTGAAGCAGATTGCTCGGGCTTACGATATGCATAATTGGCTCAATATGGGCCGAGATGCATACCGTGAGGGGCAAAGATCCCAACGCGAACGGCGTAGAGCCGAACGCAGGATCCTGCCCGCCAAGTAGTCTGTTTCAAACTCAGTAACAGTTAATAGGAGGCACCAGAATATGATTTCTGATCCACTCACTATTCCTGCTCCAACTCTTGCTTATACGGGAAACATCCCGGCAGCGTCTGAAACGGCGTTGCAAAGCAAGGCGTTGAACACGCTGGAGATTTCAGGTCGCGCGTCAAAGCGCAGCCTGTCTCCCACTGATCTTACCACCTTGGCTCTTACCAAGATGGGGCTCAGTGTCTCGCATCAGCCCACTAACCAAGGGCGGTTGCGGAGTGCGATGAAGAGCGAGGCCGCGAAGGCGGATGCTGCCGGAGTCGAGCATGGGGTGTCGGTTACCCTGGTTATTGACCAGGAAGCCAAGCCCTCTGCTGAGAATACGGCGGCACTTGCTAAAGCACTCTCTTGCCTGCTTCTCGTCATTGTGACGGGCAGCGGCTCGGGAGCGCTTACTAGCACCTCGTTTCTGCAGGAGTTTCTGAATGGCGAAGCGTAGTCGCATCGGTTTGTTGGCCGACGCAAGACACGTTTCTCCTGTACGCGCCTGAAAAGCGCGTGCGGTGAAGGAGGTCTCCGTGTGGAAATCTCCTCCATCTGAGGGGTCTGTCGTTGGATGGTGTCTCCCTACTCGATAGTGTCCATATAAATGGTATCTAAGAATAGCGAGCTGGATTTTCAAGTCCAGTTAACAGCACATCTGCTGACAGACATAGCGAACCACTATGGTTCGTCGTCTCTAGTCATTCGAGACGAAGCCTTGCTTCGTCGAAGAGTGGCATCAGAGGGGGTGAGTTTTCTAACGAAAACTCTCCCTGCGTTAGGAAAAGCATTTGATAAATGCCTTTCCCAGTCAAACCACCCGATGGATTATCCCGGCTTCAAAAGAGGCCGGACTGGATACCCAAGATTCTTGGGATTCCTATTCCGTCGTGTGTTAGACCCGCTAGGGTTCTCCTTAGCGGATGCCGACCCCATCGTTGTTCGGCACGTTCGTCAGATTTGTTACCTATGGTACAAATATGAACTCCCGTATACCCAAGAGCAGGAAAGAGGACTTGAGTCCTCCTTCATTGCTACAGATGCTTCCCTCCCGGTCGAGGTACCTGACTGTCCCATTATCATGGGTAGTCGGAACCTTATTGCTCGGGTCGTCAGCGAGTTTTCCCTTATGGAAATCTCGCCTCGGCACGGGCCCGGAGCGGTCGCAACTGGGGAACGAGCGTGGGAGAAATGGCGCTTTAAGCGCCAATACCTTCAAATAGAACGGGTTTTCCCGTTCTCTGAATGGTATATCCCAAGCCTGTCATACCTTGCGGAACGTAAAGATCCGCTCGGTTACCTCGAGGTCCATGAGGCAGGTACAGCGAGAGCTGTATTTGTCCCAAAGGACTCTCGAGGTCCTCGGCTCATTTCGTGTGAGCCTCTTGAGTATCAGTGGATTCAACAAGGAATTGCCGCGGAGCTTATTTACTGTATAAACAGTAGTAAGTATACCTCAGGGCGGGTGAATTTCACCCACCAGTCGGTAAACCGCAGTTATGCCCTTGCAGGATCTGCATTCGGGAACTGGGTCACGCTTGACATGAAGGACGCAAGTGACAGAGTCTCTACTAGTTTAGTAAAGGCTTTGTTTGCGAATACCCATGTCCTCGACTATCTGCTTGCAAGCAGAACGTTGAGTACCGTGTTACCCAGTGGCCGCCGAGTTGAGTTACGCAAGTTTGCTCCAATGGGTTCAGCATTATGCTTCCCAGTGGAGTCCCTCGTGTTCTTCGCTTTGGCGGTGAACGTGCTCGTGCACCACGTCGGTTATACGCTTGAAGAAGCGTGTAGCCGAGTTAAGGTGTACGGTGACGACATCATTTGTGGCTTCGAAGACTATGAAGCCATAATGCAGTATTTTCCCTATGTTGGACTTAAGTTCAACGAGGGGAAGTGCTGTACTGGAGGAGGATTTCGAGAATCCTGTGGCATGGACGCCTATAGAGGCGAAAACGTCACTCCGGTAAAATTCCGGACCAGGTGGAGTCGCCAACGTAGGGCTGAGACCCTAAGTTCATGGATCGAGTATAGCAATATGCTCGACCGCATGGGCTACTGTGGTGCAGCTACGTTCGTCGAACTCGCGTTAAAGGATGTTTGGAGAAATCTCGACATCCCTGTGGTAGGTCATGAGCACAAGGCTCTGCCCTACCTCGCGTTTAGACGCACGTATCATCTGTTGCATGACAGTGTTGAGTCACTTCGTATTCGTTGGAACCATAAGTTTCAACGTCAGGAGTGGCTTCGCTGGCATATTGAAGGTGTAAGGATTTCCAAACACCTACATCCTTGGGATCGCTTACTTGCTAACCTAGCAAGTGGTATGCGACCGAGGGTGGCTTTGCCAAAACGTAACGTATCCTTCCCTGTTGAGAGGAAGTGGTACGAAGACGTTGAAGTAGCAACAAGAGTTACTACGTTCC